TCACGTTCTGCTTTGCAGAAGTCGTAGCAGTAGTCTTCGTACCCATAGCTTTCTTCCTCCTCTTCTTCATCTTCATCAATAAATCGGTTATCTTGAATAACCCTTAAATCATCTACATCCATCATTTCTCACACCCCACTACTTCTTTAAATTCAGGAAACATCTTTACGAATAGTTTTGTTGGAACTTTCTTCGAATCAATAACCTTTGCTAAATTGGACTTCTTATAGTCCTCAGATTCACAAATAAGATTCAGCATCTTGTACGCTGTTTTCTTAGAGAAACCAAGCGCCATAATGTCTTTGTACCCAAGAAGAACTTTCATTTCACAACACATCTCTTTCCAACTTCAAAACCGCATAAATAAACGTGTGTAAGCATTGTCGAAACTTTTTCTAAATCTTCGAAACTACATCCGCTTTTTTGCATAATATCTAAGATTTTGTTTCCAATTTCTTCAGATTCTCGAATTAAATCAATTGAGTTCATGTTTACCGCCCCTTTCTGTTTTCTACTTAATACGTGATGTATTCTCTATCAATTAGCTTCATCAATCTTTCCGCTTCTTTTTCTAAATATTCGATTATCAAATCTTGCTCATTATCAGAATATTTATCTGTATCCAATTTGTAATAAGCTTCTCCAATTGCATCCTGTAGAATATCTCTTGCAATTTCTTTTGCATCAGATTTTTTCATTGTGCCGTCCTTTCTTCTACTTGGTTCTGCCATTTTATTCATCCTTTCTATTTATATCTCATTTTTGATATGTTTAATT